CTAAAACTCGAATCGGAGACCCATTTGGTCAGTCCACCGTTCGTCAAAAGATCCCGAGGGGATAAATTGACCGAACCTGGTGTAACTGGCTCAAAGTCGCCGTCGAACATAGTGTTGAGTCCATCAGCAATTTCCTGTGCAATATCCAATGGTGGGGCAGCGGGTGCAAATCCTGGAGTTATCTGCGGGAAAGCTTTAGCAACTTCAAAGTTAGAACCAGCCTGAATATATGCGATAAGAGTTACCTCTTGAGCGCATGTTTCCGGGATGACCATATCGTTGAAGGCATAAACACCTACAGCTCCGGTTGCTGTCTCCATCGTGGCAGTATCAAATTGCCCTTCAGCCACTCTACATGTCCTTTTGTAAGGTTGATTTGAAATATATGGCACTGTAAAGATAAACTCGTTTTCCTTCTGTTGATCTAAGGGTGCGTTCAGCTGGTACACCGTGTTGAGATTGTCGGTCATTTCCTCAGAGAGGCTTTCCGGCACATCTAACCACGATGTCTCAGGGAAGAACACAGCCATTAGTCGTCCAGCATGAAAATTGGTTCTTACAATATCATATTTGAAAGTCAAATCGCCCCTCCAGTTCTGGTATAGAAGTGTTGCAAAGCCCATCGCGTTAGTACACAATTGGCTTGGTGCAATGCCACTGGTATACCCTGGCTGGAAAGGAGACACAGGGTGTGTGAAAAGTAATTTTCTACTGTTTGTGTTCGCTTGAGCTATAGTGGTTTGAGAAAAGATGTAGTCCTTGGAAAATATATAATCCAAAGCCATTTCATCTTTGTCCTCGGGCACTACACCTCGAACGTGCACGGCGTTGTCGGGTATCATACTAAGACTCTGAGATTCTTCAGGGCCTTCGCCGTTCATCATGTAACGCGCTGGTGTATGAATAAATGGAACTGCTGTCTCAGTGATCAAAGGTTTTGACCATCCAAAGACAGCAGATAGTCCACTCATACATCGAGCGATCCATGATACGACGGTTGCCCCCAGGGAAAGACCAGGAATTCCTAAAGATCCAATAGCTCCAGTTGCTTCAGCAACGACGGTGCTTATCTTCTCGACAGGTCCCTTCTTCTTCTCCGCGGGCATCTTAGTACGATTATCCGACTGCGCATATCTAGTGTTGGTAGAGAGTCCACGAGACGTGGGTACCGATAACTCGATGTCTTCGAAATTGGCAGATACTGTGTACGTAACAGTCTCAGCATCTGTTGCTCCTTTAACCGGAACGACAACATAAATCCTCATGGAACCAAAAGGATTTGTGTCATCGCCCAAGTTATAAGAGTCGAAAACACTAGCAAACGGTACCTTAATCTCCGCCTCGGAGGTCTCTCTCAAATCTAACTTTAC